TTAGCGCGATGATTCGAAGCCCAGAGCCTTGCGTTGTTCATTCCATTCCATTGGGAACGCCTTGTTGAGTCGGGCGAGCGACAGGCCGCTCGACTCGCGGCCGTAAAGGATGGCTTCAATGATGTCGGGCGCGAGCAGCGTCAGGTGTAGCTGTCGGCTAACGTAGGCTCGATCCACCTTGAGCCGCTTGGCGAGCGCGGTGATCGACGGAATGCGCCCCTCGTCGAGAATCCGTTTCCACTGGTGGGCGCGGACCAGGGCGGCAACCAATGGTTTCTGGTACGCCGTCCGATCCGGCATGTGCTGGGGCAGGCCCTCGGGCAGGATGATTTCCTTGCGCCCGCCGCGCTTCTTGAACTGCATGGGAATACGGATGCGGATGTTCTCGCCTTCGTGGTGGACGGTGATTTTTTCATCCATGCGCGATGCTCCTTTCTTCGTCGGGCGCGGGTGTGTCGTCGAGTTCGCTGACCAGGGAACGGAATCCGTCGGTGCGCATAATGACCTCCATGTCGTCTGCGTTCACGATCACGCGCTCGATCAGCAGGCCGACGATCCGGGCTTGCTCGGCGGGAAAGAGTTCGTCCCACACCGTGTCCAAGTTCGCCAGCGCATCGGCGACGTTCTGTTCGGTCAGCGGTTCCGCTTCCAGCGCGGCGACCATGCCGTCGATATCTACGATCCGTTTTTCCACCTCGCGCTTGCGCTGGGGGTCGGTTTCGGTTGACAGGCTTCCGGCCAGATCGAACCGTTCCTGTTTCAGGCGGCCAATCTCATCAGCCTCCTTCTGCTGGGCGGTGCGGAAGGTCTCTGCGATCAATTCGGGCGACCGGAATACCGCGCGCAGTTGCGCCATGACCGCGCCCTCGATCTCGCCCGCCGCGATGGTCTTCACCGGGCAGGAGTTGTAGCCATTCTTCGAAGCGGCGATGCAGAGGTAGTAGCGGTAAGTCTTTCCCTTTTTCTTCGTGAAGGTCGGCCCCATCGCGCCGCCGCAGTGTCCGCACTTGATGACGCCCTTGAGGAGCGCGGGCGTTTGGGCGCGGGTTTTGTTGCCGCGAATGCGGCAGTTCTCTTCGAGGATCGCCTGGACCTGGTCGAATAAGGCGCGGGGTACGATGGCCTCGTGTTCGCCGGGGTAATGCTGATCGTGGTGGATGATCTCGCCCACGTATAGCCGGTTGTTGAACATCCGGTAGAGGTGCATTTTGTTCCAGGCGACTCCCGCATGGGTCGTCCCCTTTTTTGTGACCCATTCCTTTGTCCGCTTGCCATGTTGGTTCAGTTCCTGGGCCAGCAGCGTGGCCGAGCCGATCTGGACGAACCGTTTGAAGATGTGGCGAACGAGTTTCGCCTCGGTCGGGTTGATCACCAGCTTCTTTGCCAAGCGGTCCACATCGTAACCGAGGACCGGCATGCCGCCCATGTACTTGCCCTTGCGCTTCGAGGCGGCGACCTTATCGCGGATGCGCTCGCCGATGATCTCGCGCTCGAACTGGGCAAATGACAGAAGGATGTTGAGCGTGAGGCGCCCCATTGAAGTCGTCGTGTTGAATTGCTGCGTGACCGAAACGAAGGTCACGCCCAGGCGTTCGAAAATCTCAATAATTTTAGTGAAGTCGAGCAGCGAGCGGGAAAGTCTGTCGAGCTTGTAAACGACCACGCAATCGACGTGGCGGTCCTCGATGTCCTGGAGCAATCGTTGCAAAGCCGGACGATCAAGGGTGCCGCCGGAGAATCCGCCGTCATCGTATCGATTGGGAAGCGCCTCCCATCCCTCGTGGCGTTGACTGGCGATGTACGACTCGGCCGCTTCACGTTGGGCGTCCAGCGAATTGAATTCCTGATCGAGTCCCTCTTCGGTCGATTTCCGTGTGTAGATCGCGCAGCGCACCTTGGGCGTCACACCGTTGGGCGTTTTTCCGTTGCCGTTGCTGCTTTTGCCGTTTCCGTTTCTCATTTGCTTCCTTTCCCATTCCCTTCCTGCCGCAGCCCCCAAAACGCCGGGCCGTTCCAGTGGGCGCCTGTGATGACCTTCGTGATTGCGGTCAATGATCGGTAGGTCTTGCCCTGGTATTCGAAGCCGTCGCGGCCCACGGTGACCTCGTAACGGCCGCCGTTCCACTCGCGGATGAGTCGCGTGCCGATCACCGGCATGCCCTTTTTTCGGGGGACGGGGCGGTCGAGTGCTGCGAGTTCCGCGTCTCCGTTTTCCCGTTCGATTTCCTGGATTCTGGCCTTCGCGCTTTCGGACAGGCCGCCGTAGGCCAGTTCCTGAATCCTGTGGGCGAGTCGCTTTATCAGAAAGGTTTTATTGTAAGCGGGCGGTTCCGATCCGAACAAGGCGCGCCAGCGTTCCTGGAGTTCTCCGAACGACAAACGCGGCAGCTGCGCGATCTGTTTGAGGATGGTTTTTTGTTGGCTCAACGCCTCTCTCCTTCGTGCTCAGGTTCGAGACGATGAACGCTCTGTCCGAACAAAACCTCAAGGCCCCTCTCTGAAATACCGTTCTTTTTCAGGCTGTTACGCACATCGCGCAGATGTAGCCGCAGTACGCCGGTCGCCAGGATGTCAGCAACTTGAGCGACGACCATTCGCTGAATGGAGTCCTGGAGTGACTTGAGTTTTTTCATTGATTTCCTTCCATCGCTTGAAGCTTCATCATTGCGCGCACGAGGAACTCCTCGGTGAACCGGCGGGCCGCCTGGCGGTCCCCGCAGAAGAACACCGGCACGCCGTGGTCGACGCAGATGGAGACCGTTGCGCCGAATACCGAGTTGGGATGCGCGCCCGAGGGGTAGCGTGACAAAAGAATGTCGGGCAGGCTCGCCTCGACCACGATGCAGGCGTGGGGGTAATCCGCGAGCTTCGCCAGTTCCTTCTTGAATCGCTCGCGGTCGCGGATCACCGAATGGACAAAGTCCTCCAGGGTCTTGCGTTCGACCGCGATGGAAGATTCGAATCCCTCGACCGAGTAATCCCCGGCAGGCAGCGCCTGGCGCACCACCTGCCGGGAACCGAAGGCGTAAGGAACCTGTTCGCGGGTGTCGACGATGATGGAAACCGCTTCCATACTCAGAACGCCGACAGCGCGCCCTTGGCCGCGCTCTGGTAATCCGCGTCCGGGTTGTCCAGGACGATGCGCTTGTTGAGGTACACGTTGGCGAATTCGCCGCGCGTTTTTTTCGTGACCTCGAGGGCGACGTCCAGCAGTTCGCCGAGCCGCCCGGGCAGATCGGAGAGCTTGCCCAGTTCCAGACCGCAGGCGAGCAGATCGGCCTTGAGGAACTTGATGTTTTCGCTCGAAGCCATGACGTTGTTGCGGAACATCATGCGGCCGCGATGCTGCGGGCCGAGGACGCGCAAATGCCACTTCAGCATGGGCGCGCCGTTCTGGGTGCGGACGAGTTCGACCTTCTCGACCTTGATCTGATACTTGCCATCCGGCACTTCATCGAACTGGTTGGGTTGCACATCGGCGGCGGCGTAATCGTCGTCGAACTGGGTGAGATCCGTGGCGTCCACGGGGGGCTGTTGAGTCGTCATGGACTTGTCCTCCTGTTACTGGGTTTTCTTGTTGGGGTTGGCAGTGGTCGGCGCCGGGCGGCCGAAGGCCTCCACGAACTTCCGGTAGTCGAGATCGATCACCTCGGGCAGACGCCCGGTGCGGTCTCCCGCTTCGTAATTCGGGCTGGGCTGCGTGCGAATGACGCGTCGGATGGTTTGCTTGCCGTCGTCGGCGCGAACGATGTCCTGGTCGAAGAACAGGATCATGTCGGCCATGCCGAGAACCAGCTTGCGGGGCTTGTCGGGAAGCGACGGCACGACCTTGTGCATCGCGCCCGTGCGCGTCTGGATTTCCTGCACTGTGGCGTGGGAGATCAACACGAGGCCGTAGGGCAGCATCGACAGCTTCATCAGCACGCGAGCGAACTCGTTGAGGATCAGCGCATAGCCCTTGCCGTAAGCCAGGTCGCCCTCATGCTCGATCTTGTTCTTGGCGCAGATGTGGTTGCGGCACAGGAGCCACAGATTGTCGACGGTGTCGATGATGATGTTGCGGAAGCTGTGCTTGCCCTCGGCCAGTTCGCGGCAGGCTTCGAGGAAGGCTTCCCAGTCCGGCAGGTCGACCTTGAAGATCGACAGGGCATTGTGCCCGGCCTCGGTCGCCAGAAAAATCGCGTCCGGAAATCCGGCGGCAAAGGTGGTCTTGCCGATCTTGGGCATGCCGTAACCGAAGATCGTGAACTCGGTGAGTTCGGTTTTGGGTTTGGATTTTTCCTTGGGTAGCATCGTTTCGTTCTCCTTCTAAAAAACGGTCCCGTTGTCCGTTGTCGTGGTGGTGTCGGAAAGTTCGGTGTGGGGCGGCTCGACGCGGTAGTGGTTGTCCCGGACCAGCGGCGAGAAGTCGCTGCGACACAGCGCGAAATAGGCGCACGGGCGGCCATACTGGAAGCACTGCGAGGTGTTCTGGTACCAGGTGTCGCGGCGGCGGGCGTCGAGGAAGTTCTGGGTCAGTTCCCAGAGTTCAGCCTGCAGGACGGCGAAGCGGTCACGGGAGATGTAAAGAACCTCCCGGTGGAACATCCCCGGCTCGGCGTACTTCGTTGCGAGGCGCGCCTGGAAATCATCGTCCGTTTCCGGCATGCGCCGCTGCGCCGAGGATTTTCCGGTCTTGGATTTGGCGATCAGTTCCGCGCGGCGGGCTTCGTACTCGGCCTCGGTCTCGCCCCGAGACTGCTGGAGTTTGGCTTTAACGAGGATGTTATAGATGACGCCGTTGATGCGAATCCCCAGCGCTTGCTCGACGTACCAGCAGTAAAGGATGATCTGGAAATCGGTCCACAACCGTTCGAGGTAACTGGAGTCGAGCAGCGATGCGGTCTTGTGTTCCAGGAGGAAGTGCTCGTCGCCGATCCGAACGATCCCGTCGACCTTGCCCGCCAGCATGAAGCTGCGCGAGGTCGCGCCGGTCGCCGGATTGACGATCTCTCCTTCGAACTTCTTTTCCAGTTCGACAACCGTAAACTCCTCGACCGGATATCGCGCGGAATATCCCCTCATAATCGCCGTCGCCAGGTGCCAGTCGCGCTGCTGGTCGTCATCACCGGCGCGATTCGGGTACGAGCGATCGATCAGGTCGAGCACCTGGGCGAGGTCGCGGTGCCGGTGCCAGCATTCGAGGAACTGATGGATTGCGGAACCGAAGCGCAGATTCGGATCGGATGTCAGCGACACGAGAAAGTCGAGGTACCGCAGCTTGCAGGCCATTCGGCAATTGCGGAACGAACTCCACATCGAGTAGGTGGACGTCAGGCGCGGGTTGGTCATGATGCTTTTTCCTTTCTGGATCGTTTTGCCGGGCCGAGGCGGCGGGACATGAAGGTGTCGACCGGCATGAGTTCGCCGTTCGGCAGATACGTCGGGCCGGGAATGGAGGCGCGGAACGAATCGTCATTTGCGGCCGCGCCGGAAGAAAGAAGTGGTTTGATATCCGCGTCGCTGTTTTTGCGTTCCATGCCCCAGAACAAATCGACGCGGCGAAACTCTCCGTACTTGAGGCTCTTGCAAGCCATGAGGTCGGCGAAGAGCGTCTGGATGCTGCGACCGTCTTTATTGCGCGTGCGGATTTTCAGGTGCGAGGCATCTTTCTCGATGACCTCGTAAGTGCGGCTCTGCTTGAGGTCGCCCTTGATCGCATGGGCGTGAAAATAATCCAGTATGAACTGATGACATTCCGTTGCGCCCATTCGTCGTTGCATCCGCCTTGCTCCTTTTGAAACCGCCGCAACCGGCGGCGAACGAGAGGGCATAAGAGCAACGGGCGTGCCAGGTGGATAACTGCTTGAAATGGAAGGACAAATGTGGCTTTACCGGTGGTTCCAACACCGCTGGTAATGCCGACGGGCCTCGTCAAGTTTCCTCAGGACAAAATGTGCGGTTATTTCGGCGCGAATGTGCGGTTATTCAGGGCAAATGTGCGGCCATTCCGATGAAATGTGCGGCTATTATCCCGAAAAGTGCGGCTATTCAGGGGAAATGTGCGGTTACTCGTCGCCCGTGACGAGGCAACAAAAAACCCGCCGAAGCGGGTGTTGATCTGTTCTAAGTTTGCAGGGATCGCGGGCGATTAGAAGATGAAATGCGGTTCTGCCTTGTCGAGGTTTACGATTGTTGCTCCCAGAGTATAGCGACCCTTCTTGCAATCGAGTATGGAGCAGCGGAGGTGCGGCCAGAGCTTCTTTTTCATCTTGTTGAACAAGCTGGACAAGTCGCTGCTCGTCAGTTCCTTGGAAGTGATTTTCATATCTTCCAAAGCAAGCGAAGCCAGGTGACGTTCGCTTTTCTTGCCGGACCAGGCCCGTTGGGCGCGGCCGAAAAGAATGAACACATTCAGTGCTCTCTGACCGACATCAACGGTTTTACCGTTGACCTTGATCTCCCAGAGGTGTTGGCTCGTTTCGCAGCAGCTGATGTCGATTCGGTCGGCGCCATCGGGTTTCGGCTTTTTGGCCAGCTTCGTTTTCTTCACCCCATGGGCATTGCTGGATTTCGTCTTGTCTTCCAGCAACCCCCGAATCTCTTTGAGGATGTCGGCGTTGTGATCGCTGTTGAACGGCTTGATCACGTAGCTCACGAGCGCGCCCTCGGAACGCAGCTTCATGATCTCGACGATGTCCACTGGGTTCTTCGCCACTCCCGACACCACGAGAACGGGAAGCTCTTTCTGAAATTCTGAAAGCACGTGTTGCAGGAGGCTTTTCCCAAATTTCACGTCCACGTAGGATTCGCGGTCTTCAATCGGGATGCACATGTCCAGCACAACATAATCAAAATCCTGCTGCTCCAGTTTTTGCTTGGCGCTTTCGACCGACGCGGCCTCCTCGAAGGAGTGTCCCAATATCTTCAGATACGCGGCGATTTCCTCCCGGTTCGCCGGGTCGTCGTCCACGACCAGCGCTATTCTTTTTTCCTTCATCCGTCATTCTCCCAAATTTCACATTCACATTGAACCTGCGCGCACCGGAATGCGCGCCTTGAAAACCGTCCAGCTTGCTCCATCGCTATCCACATCGATGGTCCCTTTGTGCTCTACAACGATCACGCTATGGGCGACGAACAACCCCATGCCCATGTGCTCGCCGTCCCGCTTTTCTCTCTTGCCTGAAACCAACGCGTCAAAGATTGTCCGACGGGCTTCCTGCTTGATGCCCGTTCCCTCATCGCGGATGACGAATTCGACTTCCCCCGAATCCTTGAAATGACGGGTGGTGAACTCGACCTGGCCTCTTTTCGGTGAGACCTCGATGGCGTTTCGAAGGATGTTTCCCAGCGCCCGGGTCAGTCTCTCCACGATCACCCTCACGTTGCCCTCGTAAATGTCCCGCACGAGAAGGCGCACTTCCCGTTCCTTGGCAAGGTCGGTCACGCTCTGAACCGCCAGGTCGACGACCTTTTCGCATTGAATGGAATCGAACCGGAGGTCTCTTCCCTCGGCAATGAACTTCATAGCATCGCCGAACTCATCGACCCGCTTGGCCCGGGCGGAAATTTGATTCAGCGTCTCGGCATGCTTTTTCAAGGTGTGCGGAGACATTCCGTCCCGCAGGCGACCGACCGCCGAACTCAGCGGGTGCAGCAGGTTTTTCAGTTCATGAGCGAATTCGATGATCTTGATGCCCTGGGCGTCGCGTAGCGCCGAGACGACCGTATTGCGAAATTTAGCGGGGTCCATATCGGCGGCAGCCTCGATCCGCGCCGCGAGAACATCGATGGTCATGCGTCTGTCGGTTGATACATCCTCCACCTCCTCCGACCCCGATCCCCTCTGTTTGCGGACGCGTAGCGCCGAACGCCGAACGAAAGGATTGGGGTCCTCAAGCAGCGGGGGAAGGAGTTTCCACAGCCAGTCGTCGGGCAAAAGGATGCACTGCTCGGCGAACGCCTGGCGCACTTCGTACTTGGAATCCTCACCCAGCGCCTTGAGGAGTTCAAAGCATCGCGGCTCCTCCTTGCTCTCGGGCGCGCGGGAAAGCTCCGCCAGGCGCTCCACGGCTTTGCAGCGATCCCCACCGTTTGGCGAGGACGCCAGCAACTCAATTTCGCGTAACTTGTCTTGCATCCTGGTACCTTTTCCGGCGCTTCTCGAACGCATCAAGGCCGCCCTCCAACAATCGGATGATCTCCTTTTTCGTCGCATCGACGTCGCCGACCTTGTCGAGACAAGCAAGTTTTCCGTCGGATTTCATAACGATCACCTGCCGCGCGTCGCCGAGCACGGGGATATTGGGATTGTGGGTTACGAATATCATCTGCCGTTTCTTTTGAGCTTCCAGCAGCTTGGGCACCACAGTCTCGGAAACGTAGGAGTTGTCCAGATTGTCCTCGGGCTGATCGATGAGCAGCGGCGCCTCGCTGTCCAGCAGCAGCAGCGGCAGGATCGCAGAGCACTTCTGGCCGGTGGAAACCTTGTCGGTGGGTTTGAACTCGCTTCCTACAAGGAGTTGGACTTCCACGGCGTCATCGGTGTCGAGCGCTTCAAGGTCCCGCATGCCCTCTGGATTCTTGCGAACGGCATCCAGAAGGAATTTGGCGAAGTCGGTCGTCAGTCCCGTCGCTTCAGCGAGGGCGGGTACATCGTCCTTTTCCGCAAGTTTTACAAGTTGGCGTGGAGGAACCGACATGGTCACTTTCGGAAGCTTGTCCTTATAGTGCTTGCCTGAACCGATCATCAGATTGCCGAGGAATTGACTGTAAGCCGCCGTGTCAGCCTGCTGGTGGACTTTGATGGCGATATTGCGGCCCATGAGGTCGGTCAATACCGAGGCTATGCCCGAGCGAAGGATGAAGCGCTTTTCGCAGAAGTCCGAATATTCCCACAGCAGTTTTTCCCGCGCCTCCCGAATCGCCTTGATCTGTTCCTCCACCTGGGACCGCGCAACCCGTTTCGCTTCAAACTGTGCGACCTGCTTGGCCAAGTTGTCGCGGTCCTTCACGCGGGCCTGGTTGTCCTTTCGTTTCGCCAGGATCTCATGGTAGGCGGCGTCTTCGGGCGCATGGCGCTTTTTGAGTTCGACGGCGGTCTCCTCTGCAAATTCGTACATCCGCTCTATGCATGCCAGGGCTTCAAGGATATGCGCGTCAAATTTCGTTACCCGCTCCGATAGCGTTTTTTTCAGCTTGGCGAACAAAGGACCGTTCGGGCCTTCGAGCAGGGAGTCCGGGATGGAATCCAGCAGGCCAGGGAAAAACCCGCTCCTCAAAGGCTCTACCTTGAGGCGGGCGCGCTCCAGGATGGGCGCCAGCCCCGACAACGATGTGGCTTCCATGTCGCGCCGTTGCTTGGCCTTCGACGCCGCCGCGACCTCCGGCTCGATGTTCGCCGTCGCCAATTCTTTGTTCAGTTTATCGAGCCGTTCCTTCATGGCGGGGAGTTCCTGAAGGTTCAGATCGTCGCCTTGAAGACTCTGTTCGAGAAGCTGCAGGTTGCCCGCGTTCGTCTTTAGCTGCGTCTGCTTCCGAGCGATTTCCTGTCCGATCCTCAGGATGTCGCGGCGAACGAATCGGTCCAGCAACTCCTTCTGGGCCGCCGTATCGCCCGCGATGGACTCGATCTGGTTTTGCGAAAAGATCGCGGCGTTGATGGCGAGGCCCGACTCCAGGATGCGCGGGTCCACAGCCTCGCCGTCCGAATTGAAGATCATCGGCCTTTCCTTGTAGGCGCGCTTCACGACGTACACAACGTCGTCGGACGTCACGAACTCGATCTCCACGACTCCGTTGTTCAGGTTGCCTTTGAGCAGTTTGTCCAACCGCGTCTCGATCTCCCCGTCCACCTCGCCGCCGAGGTTCAGGGCGTACCGGATGAATTCCAATAGGGTGGTTTTTCCGGTTCCGCGCCCACCGATGATGCAGTTGAGACCCTCGGCAAACGGGAGGTCGAGGCCGTCGAGAAATCCCCCCGTCACTTTTATCCGTCGAATGATGTGGTGCAACATGTTTTCCTCCTTCCCGGCCCAACAAGGCCGACGATGCCTGTCCACGACTCTGCCAGATCGGGAAGTATCCGGTCATCTGCCGCAGTTTTTTAGAAGACTTCCGGCAGTTTTTTCGCGCTGCTTCATTCGCCTTCCGGCAGTTTTTCAACGACTGCCGCAGATGAAACCCACGGGTGAGCAAGCATACATTAATTCGCACATCGGCTCACGGGGAGCTGAAGCGAAAGGCGAAATGGCAAGGCTGCAATATACACCCGAACGGTTTCTCCTTGGAGAAGATTCTCAAACAATCCAACTGTTTGAGCGGATCAGGGGTATCGCCCGCCTCGGCGACAACCCGGTCCTCGTCCACGGCGAAACCGGCGTCGGCAAAGAAGGAATAGCCAGAGCCATCCACCACAACGGACCGCGAGCCAAGGCAGCCCTCGTCATCGTCAACTGCGCATCAGTGACCGACTCGCTCGCCGACAGCGAGTGGTTCGGACACGTCAAAGGCTCATTCACCGGCGCGGACAAGGAAAAAACCGGCGTCTTCGAGGAGGCCGATAAGGGAACCATCTTCCTGGACGAAGTGGCCGACCTGACTCCGATGAGCCAGAGCAAGCTTCTGCGCGTGCTGCAGGAGATGGAAATCAGAAAGGTCGGATCGAGCCGGACGAAGAAGATCGATGTTCGCGTCGTTGCGGCGACAAACAAGGATATGGAGGCGCTTTCAAGGAATGGCGGATTCCGCCGCGATCTATTCTACCGCCTGGCCGGTGAACGAATCGTCGTCCCCGCGTTGCGCGAACGGCCGGATGACATCAAACCGCTCGCGCAACTTTTCGCTTCAACGGTCGCGGAGAAATACGGACGCGCTGTTCTGAAAATCTCGGAGCCGGTGCTCGATTTGCTCCAATCCCATGACTGGCCCGGCAATGTGCGGGAACTGCGGCAGGTGGTGGAAGCCGCCGCGCTGCAGTGCCTTCGTAAAAATCAGAAGCGAATCGGCGTGGAACTTCTTCCCGAAACATTCTCCGGACGACCTGAGGCGTTGCGACCCTACGAGGTCGCCAAGCTGCTCGATTTGATCGTGCGCCTCCTGCGCGAACGTTCCCCTCGTTCCATGACCGAACTGGCGCGGGAAACAGGGCGCAACGACGACGCCATACGAAGGCATGTCGAGAAACTGGAGGCCCAGGGCATGGCACGCATGGAAAGACGACGAGGCCCCGGAGGTACGCGAATTTATTTAGCAAATCGGGATGGCATGGTCATTGCTAGTACCGATCCAGACTTGAATTTGAAGGCGTGAGTTGATGAACGAAAAAGGAGATCAAAAGTGCTGCGATTTGATACAGCGTGGCGATCATTGGACACCGCGACCGATCCCTCGGTGATTTTTACAAAAAAAATGTTGAGGGACGCGAAGAACTTCATCGTTCGAATCCCTCATCAATACAACCAAGCAATCACTTCTTCACCCGCACGTGAGTATGCCGGATGGAATTGCGTGCATACGCCTTTCCCCCACTTGTGCGTCGAGTTGGAGGGCGGCTTCGTTTTCGAGGGACATCGCTATGAACTCTTCGTTTTTTACGGCGGGGAAAATGTCGATCAAACCCGCCTCGAATACCCCTGGCTGCTTATTGGGACGGCGATGGGACCTCGGTTAGACGATCCACGATATTTAAGCTCAATCCCGGCTATATCGGCTTTCTTCAGCGACAAAGAAGTCAATTACGATGTAGCACTGGATTCGGACGGGAAATGGCGACTCATCGACGGCGTCGCCCGGAACATCCTCGACTTTCTTTCCACACCCTCGATCCACATTGAACGCGAACCGGGAATGGATAAGATCAATCGTTCCCGGCGAAAGAGCCGAAAGCCACCTCTGACCGACTACCACATCATTACCTGGTCGACGCACTCACTTCCGATGGCTCAATCAGGACAAGGCTCCAAGCATCGCATCCGATATGACGTGCGCGGGCATTTTGCGACCTTCACCCGCGGCCCCCTGTCTGGTCGGCGCATCTGGAGACCTGCCCACCAGCGCGGCCTGGCGAATGATTTCTTTCGACCGAAGGGATATCAACGATGAAAGCGCAAGCCGCCGAAGCGGCGACATCTATAAACGGTGAAGTCACAAAGATCATTTTTCAATCCGTCAACTATACCATCGGAGAACTCGATCATTCGACCACGGTCAAAGGGCCGGTCTTTCTGGCGCTCCATGAAGCCGTGAATCTCCAGGGACGATGGGGAACGGATCGTTTTGGCAAGCATTTCTATGCGACGCGGGCGCTACGCGAAAAGTCCTTGTCCACAAAGGGTCTTGAGAACTGGCTCGCAATCAATCCCGCCTTCAAGCACATCGGTCCGGCCAGGGCTAAAGTGCTGGTACAGACCTTCGGCAGGGACTTCGACCGGATCATTAAAGAGGAGCCGGATCGCATTGCCGAGTGCCTCCGACTGCCTCACGAGGCGGTTGAGAATATCCGCCGCGAATGGTTGCGCCGCGAGGCGACTATTGCCGTTGAAACGGAGTTGGCTGCGTTTGGCTTGTCGGCGGTGAAAATCAAAGCGGTCCTTGATCGCTTGGGAGACGACGCGCCGACCGCTCTCAGATCGAAGCCCCAAGTTCTCTATGAAGTATTTGGGTTCAAGACTGCGGACAAGCCGTTTCTAAACATGGGCTTCTCGAAAACAGATCCCGGTCGCATTCGCGCGGGCATTCTGGCTTGCCTCGATGACGCTCTCGACCAGGGCCATACATGGGTGGAGGAAGCGGACCTCATCGAACGCGCCAACAAGCTGCTGGTCATGGACTCGCTGGAGAGCCGTGAGATCATTGAACTGGAATTATCCGGCTTGATCGAAAAAGGATCGCTCGCCTGCGACTCCTACGACGGCCGTTTCCTCATTGCCCGGGCTGACATTCGGACGATGGAGCGAGAGGTCGAGCATTGGCTGCGCAGCGGTGATAAGGACCATCCCTGCGTGTTCGACCTGCTGGGCGTCTGGCAGAAGGTCCGCGACGGCCAGCTTTGCCCCGACCTGAACCCCCGCCAGCGTGACGCCGTGGTCGCCGCGCTCACGCACCAGATCACCGTAATCTCCGGCGGCGCGGGCAGCGGCAAGACTTTCACCGTGGGGGACTTGACCCGCGTGCTTGCGGAATGCGGCCTCTGCGTAGTGCTCGCCGCGCCGACCGGCAAGGCCGCCAAGCGCCTGGAGCAGGTCGTCGGCAAAGAGGCGTTCACCATCCACCGGCTTCTCGGCTTCAACGGCCACGAGTGGTCCAGCGGCCCCGACGACCCCATCGACGCCGACGTCATCATTGTCGACGAGACATCGATGGTGGACTTGCACCTGGCGTGGCGGCTCCTGCGCGCCGTCGACCACGATAAAACCGCCGTTGTCTTCGTCGGCGACCACAACCAGCTGCCGCCGGTCGGTCCCGGCGATCTGCTGCGCGACATGATCCAGACGGGCATCGTGCCCGGCGTCGTGCTCACCGACGTGGTTCGCCAAGCGGGGGAACTCAAGGAAAACAGCACAGCGATTTTGCGCGGGACCGTCGCCAGGACCTCGACCCACGTTGATGGGCTCGGTCGTCGCCCCTGGTATTTGATCGACGAGTTCAGCGACCCGTGGGATGTGCGTCGGTTTCTCCGGGACCTGTACGAAACAATCCTGGCCGACAAGCTGGGGTACGACCTGCTCGATGACGTTCAACTTCTCACGCCCCAGCGCAAGAACATCCTGGGCGTCGACGAATTGAACGTCGAACTCCAGAGCCTGATCCAGCGGAAGCTTTGGGGAGTCGAGGCGCCCGCCGTTCCACCGGGACGCAGGCCGTCTTTTCTTCTGCACGACAAGGTGATCCAGCGCCGCAACAACTATGACCTCGGCATCATGAACGGTTCCATCGGGCGCGTGTTGGAATTGCTACCCCACGGCGACCTACGGGTGCGATTCGACAGCGCCGAAGTAACCCTATGTCGATCCGACGGCGATCTGAACGATCTGCAACTGGCGTATGCGCTGACGATCCACCAGTGCCAGGGCAGTGAGTTCCCCTGCGCCGTGGTGATCGTCCACAAGTCGCACTCCTTCATGCACAGCCAGAATCTCTTTTATACCGGTGTCTCCCGCGCCAAAGAGACCACCATTGTCATCGGCGACCGATGGGGCGTCCGAAACTGCGCGACGAAGAAGGCCAACGACCAGCGCAGCACATTCCTGGGCCTGTGGCGCAAGGACAACGAGGCGGCCTTCCTCAAGGAGGCGCTCAATGAGTAACGCGCCTCGTCAGGATGCCGCGACCGCCTGCCGTCTCATCCGCGAGTATTTCCTTTCGCGCACGGACATCGTTGCGGTGCGGCAGACCTGGCGCGACCGCAAGTCCGGCGAGATCGTTTCCCAACCTCGCCCGGTGATCGGCGACCAGCATCTCGATGCTCTGGTCGCGTATCATGTCGCTGGTCCCGACAGCGGCAAAGCGCCGCCCCTCTACTATTTCAATCGTCGGACCGGCGGCCAGGTCGCGGACGGTCGGGGCTTCGACCGCGTCGGCACTTACGCCGTTGCTCCCGATGACTCGTGCGTATGGCTCTGCCTGGATTTCGACGGGCCGAGTCACCCGCTGCCGCTGGCCGACCCACAGGCAACCATGCTGGTGTGCCTTGAGGCGTGTCGCACGCGCGGCATCCCCGCCCACATCGAGAAGTCCGGCAGCGGCCACGGTTGGCATCTCTGGGTGTTTTTCGAAGCGCCAGTGCCCGCAATTGATGCCCGGCTTCTCGGTTATTCCATCGCGCCCACGGGCCACGTGCTTGTCACCGGTGAACCCGCCGACGTCCGGATAGGACGCGGGATCGAGTGCTTCCCGAAGCAAAATACTGTCAGCGATAAGCCATTTCGTTCCGGCAACATGATGTGGTTGCCGCACTGGTTTGGCGCGAAGAATGGCGGCAATCAGTTTTACCAGGTCGCCGAAAACGGCAGCCTCACACCCTATGCACCCGATGGATTCGAACGCCTGGCGACCACCCGGCTCCAGGAAATCCTCGCGCAGATTCCCGACGACATCCGGCGCTTTGTGCTGAAAACGAAGGGTGGACTAAAAGAGGCGTCGATTCCGAAAAGTAGTCCACCTGCCACGCCCGGCAATTACGCGCCGACCGACGCCGACCTGATTCGCGTAGCGCTCGATCACGTCTCGCCCGATATCCCCTATGACGACTGGCTCCGCATCGGCATGGCTCTCCACCACTGGGACCCGCAGGCGGGCTTTGCCATCTGGGACGCTTGGAGCACTCGCGGCGAGAAGTATGAGGAAGGCGAACCGTCGCTCAAGTGGGACAGCTTCACGTCCGGCGGCGGCGTCACCCTCGGCACGTTGTTCGACATGGCGAAGAAAGCGGGATGGGAGCCGCCGAAAAAACAGCGGGCGCCCCTGCCGACCGACGAAGAGATCGCCGAGTTCATAGACATTGATCCGGCGGCGTTGCTCGACCAAGTGAAGCCAGGAAAGAAGCGCGACGTTCTGGAATGCCTCATCGAGGCGGGAAAGCCCTTGTCGCCCAAGGAAATCGCAGAGCGCCTGGGGCGGGATCAAAACGCGACCCGCGTGCTGCTCCATCGCATGCTCAAGGACGGTCAACTCGAAAAAGACGAGAAAGACCATTACAAACCATGTTCGAATGTAATGGGCGAATCCCCTGAAACCATTACATCCACGCCCGAATGTAATGCGCCGACACCGCAAAATGTAATGTCCAACCATTACATCGGAATCGGAAGTAATGCTCGATGTAATGCCGCCATTACATCCCAATGTAATGGTGCCGACGGTCCGCGCCTTCCCACCATCGTCGTCAGCAGCCGCCATTTTCGACACATCCGCGACGAGGCATGGGAAGCCGTGCGAGCTTCCAATTATCCGCCGAGACTGTTTCTGCGCACCGGCTCGCCGGTGTGCTTGTCCGTGGTCAAGGGCGTCCCGGAGATCACCCCCGTCGACTCCACCATCATGTTCGACCACCTGTGCAGCATCGCCTCGTGGGTCCGTCGAACTACCGAAATGGATGTGCCCGCCCTTCCGCCAAAGGAACTGCCACTGGTCATGGTGAAGCGGCCGAATTCCGTGCTCCCTCCCTTGGAAAGCGTCACGACCACTCCGACCTTCGATCCCGACGGCAATCTCGTCCAGGCGCCTGGATATAACCGTGAAGCACGACTCTGGATGCATCGCGTTCCTGGATTTGACCTCGAAGATGTGCCGGCGCATCCCAGGAAAGCTCAGATTGACGCCGCCCGCTCCTTGCTGCTGGACGAACTCTTGTTGGAGTTTCCTTTCACGTCCGCGTCGGATCGTGCCAACGCCCTGGCCGCTCTGCTGCTCCCATTTGTGCGTCGCATGATCCAGGGGCCGACGCCACTCCACTTGTTTGAATCTCCTTCGGCGGGTACGGGCAAGACACTGCTCGCAAAGGTCATCTCGCTGATCGTTCAAAACAAGAAAGCCGAAATCTCCACCATCGATAACGATGAGAAGGAGAACGCCAAGAAAATCACCGCGATCCTTTCCGTTGCTCCCCAGGTCGTGCTGTTCGACAACATCCGCGACGGACTTAAATCATCGAACCTCGCCGCCGCCCTCACATCGGAGATTTATTGCGAACGCCTGCTGGGCGCATCGCAAATGCTGCGCCTTCCCAATCTCCCGCTGTGGATCGCCACGGCAAACAATCCCCCACTGACATTGGAAATCGCACGCCGTTGCATTCGTGTCCGGCTTGACTCCCGCGTCGACCGGCCCTGGCTGCGCGACGGTTTCAAACATAAAGACCTGAGCGATTGGGTTACGAAAAATCGCTCCGCGCTGATTCACGCGGTTCTGACCCTCGTGCGCGCATGGGTCGCAGCGGGGAAGCCCGAGGGAAGCCGCACCATCGGCTCCTTCGAATCGTGGGCTCGCGTCCTTGGAGGCATTCTCCAGGTCGCGGACGTGCCGGGGTTCCTCTGCGACATCGAGGAACTCTATGAAATCGCCGATGCCGAGGGCGGCGAATGGCGCGAGTTCGTCGCCGCCTGGTGGGACAAGTTCGGGGCGCGCCATGTCATCACGGCCGAGCTTCTGGAACTCGCTGACCAGAAGAACCTGATCGCCTCGGTGATCGGAGACAAGGGACCGCGCTCCCAAAAGATCCGGCTCAGCCGGGCTCTCGGCACCGTGCGTGATCGGCTGTTCGACTCGTACCGGATCATCGTGCGACGAAATCAACACAGCAAACAACTCGAATACGCCCTCGAAGAAAGCGACGGCAGCAGCAAAAAGCCCGCACAAGTGATTTCCATCGTTGCGGGTAGTGAGAAGTCAAAAAGCACACTACCCGCGCACTACCCGCATGAAAATTCCCAACAAAATCATGGCGCTGCGGGTAATGCGGGTACTGCGGGTAGTAATCCCGCGCCGGTGCCTCACGCGCGCGCAGGAGAAACCCTGTCAGGGACTACCCGCAACTACCAGCACTACCCGCAGAACCCTTCCGGCGACCTCGCCGATTTCGATCCCGATGACAATGAACCCAACACGCACAAGGAGCATACCGATGAAAGGTGAATTTCCAGGCAACGGCGGCGGCGACCTTTGTACCGATGTGGACCAGTCGCAATCCAACGCCCTCGACGAATCGCGTCTCCCAACCATCGTCGTCAACAACCGCCAACTGCGCGACGTGCTCCACGACGCGTGGGCTGCTGTTCACGCATGGAACAATCCGCCTCAGTTGTTCCGGTTCAAGGAATTTGTGGTTGAGGTCGTTCGCTTCAATGGGCCTCCCCGTATTCGTCGGATGAATAGCGCAGCTTTGAACGGCGTTCTGATGGAAGTGGCGAATTGGGTTCGTCGGACCGCAAGGGGAGATGTGCCGGCTCGCATGCCCGGAAACGTGACACGCATCATTTTGGCGATCCCCGACCAGACCTTGCCGGAGATCAAAGGCATCGCTCTCGCCGAAATAACGGACCGCGAAGGGTACGACCCCAAGACACGACTTTGGCTGTATCGCACGAATAATTCACACGAGGAAAACGGCGAATCATGAGCAAACATACCACCGACGCCGCCTTGCGCGTCGCCTCGGACCTTCGACACATCGCGGTTGAGGGTTCCGGCGATCAGCCCCGAGACATCATCGTCGGCGACGCCGTCTATCGCCTGCTCGACGCGACCTACTACGCCTGGCTTCGCCGCCGAATGGATCGGGCGAAAAAGGCGTTCGAGGCGGGCAAACTGGCGGCCCCAACCTGGAAAACCCTGCGCGAACGATTCAACGGGATCAACGCATGGGCCGTCGCCCATATCGGCGAGCCTGCGCTGATCGAAGCGTTGACCAACCTGGACGAGAAATCGTACTCGCCCCCGCGCCATGACCACGCCATCGGCCTTGTCGAATCCTGGGACGAGCGCGCGGCCATCATGGAACACGACGGAGGTCTTGCCCATGACGACGCCGAGCAATCAGCGGCTCGCATCGTCTCCCGCGAACTCACGCCCGAAGACGTCGAGTCCTTCAAAGCCCTGGGCGTCGAGGTTCACGTCAAGTCCAAGCCCGGTGAATTCACGCTGGTCCCCGAATACACCGACAAAGCTGGCCGCTCCCGCACCGAAATTTCCGCCGAGGACCTGCGCAAGCTCTCGATGGTGATGCACACATTCCCCGGCAGCGAGATCACCTACGTGGGTCCGCAGCAGGAGCCGTGGGGAGAACCCTACGTGCCGCAGGCTCCCGCGCCCAAGCCATCGACGCCGCCGAGTCCCAAACCACTACCCACGGAGCACAAACCCACGCAGCCGCCCGGGCAGGCCCGGCTGTTCTGATGGAGGAGAAAATGACGAATGAAATGAAATTGGCTTACGTCGCAGGTCCGTATCGCGGCCGAACCCACAACGACGTTGCCGAGAACATCGCGGCAGCCCGCGAGGTCGCCGCGCACCTGTGGTCACTCGGATATGCCGTGATTTGCCCGCATTTGAACTCGGCGTTCATGTCCGGCGTCGCCCCCGAGGAAGTCTTCATGAACGGCGGCCTCGTCATGTTGCGCCGCTGCGACCTCGTCGTTCTCGTCCCCAACTGGCAGGCGTCCCAGGGCACCGCCCTCGAAATCGAAGAGGCTCGCACTCTCGGCATCCCGATCTTCAGTGACCTGGAGTTCGTGCCTCCGGCCAGCACCACCCTGGAGCACTGCGCCAATGGGTAAGTGCAAAGCGCCCACGGAAGTTTACTCGCGGGTCGTCGGATATTACCGGCCCGTTCAGCACTGGAATCCCGGCAAGCAAGCCGAATTTCACGACCGCGTGCCATACGCGATCTCAGGAGGTCTTATGTCCAAAACCACCGAAGCCACGCACCCCATCCACTGCGCCAACTGCCTGCACTGCAAGGAGTTCACGAACGTCTCGCCGCTGACCGGTATCGGCGAACGGCGCATCCGTTGCGCTGCCGGTCAATGGGCGACGCCGTCGGGCAAGGAGAAAACCTATTCGCTCCACACGGCGCTCATCCGGCGCATGACCCAGTGCGCCCTCTACGACAGCATGGGCGAGGACGATCTCCCCGAGTTCCTCAAGACGCTGCGCGAAACCCTGCCCGCCGAGCGCATCTTCGTCGGCGCATCCCGGCCCGAACGGAAGAGCGCGTGATGAGAAGTCGGAAGGCTGAAGCAATCAAAATCCTGCCGCCCGACCTGGTCGAACGAATCCAGGAGCACTTCACCGGCGGCTATCTGTACGTCCCGTCCCGCATGAAGGCGAAGCGCCTGATTCGCAACATGGAGATCATCGCCATGTTCAACGCGGGCAAAACCGTCACCGAGATCAGCGAGACGTTTCTGCTTTCCCGCACGGGCATTCGCTACATCCTGAAGAGCGCTAAACGTGACAAAGGGGGTGGAAGTAATGCGGGGTGAAAACTTCCACTAAACGAACTTGGCCATTGAAAACGGATGGCTTTTACTGGTGGGCACGCGGCCTCGCGGAGGTCGGCGATTTGACCGGATTCGATCCGGAGGCAAAGGGTAGAAAATGGGCGATTCCAATGTGAAACCGCAGAGCGAGGACTTCGTCGTCCGCTTTGGGAAGCAAATTCCGCGTTGTTCGGCGCGAAAGAAGAGCACCGGCGAGCGCTGCAACCACCCCGCGGTGTCCGGGTACTCGGTTTGTCGCATGCACGGCGCGAATCACAAGAACCATCCTGGTCCGCCGCCCGGCAACCTTAACGCGCTCAAACACGGAGCCTACGTCAAGAAGATGCTAACAGACGAGGAGAAGGCGATCTTCGAGGACGCGCTGGCGGCGATCCACCGGGATTTCGACCTCAACGAGTCCACGGACCTGATGCAGGCAGCGATGGCCGCCTTCTATTACGCGAAGTGGCACTGCGCCGTGCTCGGCAACGCCAACGCCGCCATCGGCGAGTTCGACGTGCTGTTCCGCAAACAGCTGGAGTGCCTCAAGACGACCAGGGCGCAGCGCGACGTGAACGTGGGACCGACGACCACGCCAGCGGAATGGGCCGTGGCGCTGCTGGCCCGCGTGAAAGAAGCCAGGGAGAAAGAGGCGAATGACGACGAAACCGAAAAGTGATCGCGTGGAAGTCGTCGGGCGTCTCACCTGCGGTGCGCGAAGTTCCGCGACGTTGGGCGCGTCGGATTTTCCCGGAACGTCTCATAACACACCTTCTCTGACAAAAAAGCCGGGCGGCTCAGAGGCTCTCAAGCGCCTCTTCGAGTTGGTCGTCGGTGATGTGGGCGTAGACCTGGGTGGTGGTGACGCGGGAGTGGCCGAGGGCTTTGGCGACCAGCAGCAGGTTCTTCGTGCGGCCGTAAAGCAGCGTGGCGAAGGTGTGGCGCAGGCCGTGGACGGTGATCTTGCCGTCCAGCCCGGCCCAGGCGAGCCAGCGGCTCATGCGCTCCTGGACCTGGCGGGTGCTGATGCGCCGGTTGCGGTTGGAGAGGAAGAGCGCGTCGGTTTCGGCCAGCACCTTTCGACGGCGCTGGATGTACTTGCGCAGGACGCCGCGAAGCTCGGTGTTCAGGAACCGCACTTGGGGCTTGCCGCCCTTGGCGCGCCGGATGCGCAGCTGCTTCTGGTCGAGATGGACATCGGCGATATCGAGGCCGACCAGTTCCGCCAGGCGGATGCCGGTGCCGAGCAGGACGCGCAGCATGACCAGGTCGCGCTCGGCGGTCTCGCCTTTGCGCGCGGCGACTGCCTTGACCAGCGCCTTGACCTCCTGGGGCGTCAGAAAACTGGGCGCTTCCCGGTCGTGGCGCTTGATCTTGATCCAGTCGGCGGGGTCGCGCCCCGTTGCGTCCACGTTGGCCACGTAGCGCCCGAAGCTGCGCAGGCATGCCTTTATGCGTCCCAGGCTCGCTTCGCCACGGGGCGCGCCCGTGTGCGTCGTGGTCACCGGCGCGGACAAAAGGAACCGCGCAAGCAGATCAGCGTTCAGGACCGAGGCGTTCACATCGCCCGCGAAGGCGAGCAACAGATTGAGATCGCGGCCATAGCAACTGAGGGTGTGTGGGCTTTTGCCGTCTGCCTCCAGGCGCGTGAGGAACTGGGCGATGGCGGTGGAAAGGTTCATGGACTACTCCTTCCCGGTCAGACCGAGCCGCCGGATGATTTCAGCCTTGTCCTCGGCGGGGAAGTCGATCCGGTCCTTGAGGCAGCTCCAGGCGCTCTCGTGGAGATTGCCGTCGGAATCGAAGATCGCGTCGCGGATAAGCTCGACCGCCTTGGCGATCTCGGCTTGCCGGGCGCGGTCGGCCCTTTCCAACTGCTCGATGGCGATGGCCAGCGCCTCGGCCTCGTCCTGGGCGAAGACGGTCTCGGCCGCGCGCTTTTGTTTGTCCCGAAGCACCTTGATGGCTTGCTTGAAGTTCATGGTCTAATCCTCCTTGAGTGCGAACCGTGGTTTCCCGCACCCGTTGTTCGGTATCTCGATGTGGACGATTCCGGCACTCATGGCTCGCTTGAGGTTGGGTCCGGCAACCCCCGCCAGTTTGGTCCAACGGTCGTGGGGCGTCGGCGGTTGGTCAAGAGACCGTTCCCACTGGCGAAGGCTGCGGTGGGCTCCGGCGATCTCCTGGCGCACGGCGCTCATGTCGATGGTGACCTCATTTCTGCCCGGCGTCGGTTTCATGATTTCTCATCCTCCAGCGGCTCCAGATCCTCGCGGCGGGCGTCGCTGGTGACCCAGGAGAACCGCTGGTCCTGCTCGATCCAGGGCGCGACATCCCACCAGCCGGTCGGCCGCTCGTTGTCGTCGAGGATCGGTGCGATCAGCTTCACTTTGAGTCCGGTCATAAAGGTGTGGTCCGTACCCGTGTACCGGGCGACCATGCCGCGTTTAAGCCTGGGTTTCGTCATCTTTGGCCTCCGTGGTCTGGGTGTTTTGGTTTTCGAGTGCCGCCGCGATCCGCTCAAGCAGCCCGTTGAGCCGGGCCAGTTCGCGGGCGATGGTCGGCATGGTGTGGTCGTAAAAGGTCTGTCCCATTCGTGTCTGGAAAAATTCAGGCATCGCGTCCCCCTAGTTCAGGCTCGCGGTGATCTCGTAGAGATTCCCGCTGGCCAGCAGCTTGTCGATGAACTTGGTCCGGGCGTCCGCGCTCTTGAATTCCCGCTCCTTGCTGACAAGCTCGAAGCGTTTGTTGATCTCGATCCAGCGCAGTCCGTAGGTTGTGGTTTCGCTGTTGTTCATGGCGTCCATCGTGGTCTCCTTTCGGTTTTGGTTTCTCGTGCTCACGCGACGTACAGGGGCTTCGGAGCGCATCGAAGTCAAGGCGAATCAACCACTTATGCGAAGTTTATCAGGACGAAGAGAAACGCCCCAAAAAGGGCGTTGGAGGTGGGATTTTATCTGGGGCGGGCGTTATGGCGTGGCCGGGGGCTCCTCGGTTCGACTCTGCTCACCGCAGGCGGTAAAGCCTCGGAAGATTCCCTCGGCGTAGGTCTTGTGGTTGGCTTTGTCGGTGAGCCAGTAGGCGGCGTCGACGTGGCCAAGCTCCAGGGCGATGGCGGCGACCGCCGGTCGATCCAGCATGTTCGTCCTTCCGCTGCGGCGCACGGCCTCGATGCCGGTCAGCACCTCGGGCGGGATGGCGATTTTGGCGCTTTGGTCCGTCATGGCTTACTCGGCGCTTTCGGCGGGATCGGCCTCGGCGGATTCCTTGACCTTCGCCAGTTCGTCTTTGGGCAGCGGCACCTTGTCGAGCAGTCCTTGCTCTTTGCAGAAGACCAGCATCATGCGGAACACGCGCTTGCTCTGGGCGATGGTGTGGTGACTGCGCGGGCGCTCGGTGCGCGCCTCGCCCTCTTTCTTGGGCTCGCGGATCAGCTTGTTGACTGCGTCGCTTTTGAAAAAGGCCGAGACATGGACGGGCAGGATTTTGGCGATGTCCTTGCCCTCGCCGAAGTGGGCGACGGCCAGGTCAAGGTGTCGTCCGTAGGTGATGACGGTCCGTTCGTTCTTGCCGAGTTCGGTCAGGTGGGCGACGTACTTCTCGGCGGCTTCTTTGATCGTGGTGGTCTTCGTGGTCATGAGTTGCTCCTTGTGGGTTTATGGTCTTTCGACCGGGTTGACTTCGCACAGCGTCCAGCCGTTGAACGACTGGCCGATCTCTTCGGGCTTCGCGCTCTCCAGCGCCTCCATGCGCGCCAGCGTTTCGTAGGCTTCAGCGATGGAGACGAAGGGCCTATCGCCGTCGCCGTCGAGCTTCTGGCCGAGGATCGCGCCTGTGTCGAGGTTGGTCAGGATGTAGCGTGCCATATCTTTTCTCCTTTCGATTCAGCAGCTTACGACGTGTCACATCGCTTCGGTGGGCGGGCAAGTCAAGGAGATTTTTCATCGAAAATCGAGAATCTTCGGAGGGCGGCGTAATGAGCGCGACACGGCTACCCAAGGACGAAATGGCCATTGCCGATCTTCTGCTGGACCCGGTGCGCTGGGGTGAGGCGTATTTGCGGAATCGGGACGGCGGTGGGCGCAAGTACTGGAAGCACCAGGTGGAGGACTTGCGGTGCAAATCCAGAAACATCATCCACCTGGACGGGAGGGACACGGGGAAGTCGATAGCGCTGTCCACCGACGTCTTGCACTACGCCTTCATCACGCCGGGTGGGTCCGGCCTCGTGGCCGCGCCGCACCAGGGGCACTTGGACACGATCATCGAGGAGGTGGAGTTCCAGCTGTTCAACAACCCGGACCTGGAGGCGTCCATCGCCCGCAACAAACGGGGCGACCTGAAGATCAAGCGCAACCCCTACTTCCGCCTCGAATTCTCCAATGCCACGGTGCTCTATTTCCGACCGGCGGGGCCGCGCGGCGAATCGTTCCGCTCGCTGCACGTGGACCGGCTCTGGATCGATGAGGGGGCGTGGCTGCCCGAGGAGGCGTGGAACGCCCTGCGCCAGTGCCTCAACATCGACGGCAAGTTCCGCGTGTACTCGACGCCCAACGGCATCCGAGACGCGACCTACTACCGGCTCACGCAATCGACCAAGTGGAAGGTATTTCGCTGGCCGTCGTGGATCACCCCAACCTGGACGTCCGAGCGCGAGGCGGAACTGCTCGAATTCTACGGCGGCAAGGACACGGCTGGTTGGCAACACGAGGTCGCCGGGGAGCATGGGCAGCCGTCCTTCGGCGCTTTCAACATGACCGCCTTCCACGCCTGCCGCAAAGACGTGCCCGAATTCCGGATCGTGACGATTACCAGCGAGGAACTGGAGGGGTGCGACGACGACCGGGCGGTGCGGCAGCGTTTCGACATGCTGCTGAGCTTGTCGCCGCGCAAGGGAACCTTCTGGATGGGGATCGACACGGGATACACCAACGACCCGTCCGAGCTTGCGGTCTTTCACGAGGAGGATGGCGTGGCGCGGGAAATCCTGCGGGTCCACGGCGAGCGCGTGCCTTACCCGTGGCTGTCGGAATTGATCTTCACGCTCGATGTGTACTTCGAGTTCACGGGCATCGGCCTGGACAACGGCGGCAACGGTCTGGCCGTGGCGCAGGAACTGACGAGCCTGGACAAGTTCAAGGTGCGCAACCTGGGCGACCGGCTCAAGGGGTTCGATTTCGGCGGCATGACCGTCATCGGATACGGCGAGGACGGCAAGGCGATCAAAAAGCAGACCAAGGAGTACATGACCGACCTGATCAACGGCTCGATGCAGCGGCGGGACATTCTTTTCGCCGCGTCCGACCGTCCGATGGAGGAGCAGTTCGCTACGCAGACCTACACCCTGAACAACGGCCGCGTGACCTACAGCAAGGGCAACGACCACGTGATCGACGCCGTGCGCTGCATGGCCCTGGTGCGCGAGCGGACGGCATTCGAGAAGCGCGGACCCCACTTCGTCGAGGTCTGCATCATGCCGATGGCCACGGACCCGATTTTCGACTGATTGAGGAGGGACAGTGAGAAGCAGCGATCAAAGAGCAGCGAAGAAAAATGCCCCGCTGGAGGCCGCCGCCCCGGACCCGCTGGCCTCCTTCGCCATCATCCTGGACCCCTCGCGCATGGGCACGGCGGCGGCGCTGGCGCCCAATCTGTTCGAGAAACACGGCGTCAAGGATTCCATTCCCGCCGAGTGGCACGAGCGCGCGGCCAAGGCCTGGGAGTATTACCTCGAGGAACCCATCGTCTCGAACACGATCAACTCGTGGCGCGTCTTCGCCCTGGGCGACGAGGTCGGCGTGTCGAGCGAGGATGAAACCACGCAGGACCAGGCGCGGGATATGTTCTATCGCCTGGACCTCAACAGCTTCGTCAAGGACATGATCCTGCAGCTGCTCGTGAAGGGCGACTGCATCGGGTATCTCAAGCGCACGCCCGAGGGCGACGATCTGGCCAAAGTGGTCTGCGTCAATCCGGTGAGTGTGAAGCTCAAGTTCGTGGGCGGGACGCTCACCGAGGCCACGCAGCGCAAGGAAATGGCCGACGGCACCTTCGACGCCGGGGACGAGGGCGTATCGCTGGCTCTCGACCAGATGCTGCACATCAAGTGGAACGCCCCGGAGTTTTCGCCGCGCGGCAACAGCCTGGTGCTGCCCGCCTTCGAGTCCATCGAACTGCTGCGGGATTTTCGCAAGGCCGAGCGCGCCATCGCCAAGCGGTGGACGACGCCCCTGCGGTTCATCCAGGTCGGCGGGCAGTTTGGCGACAAGGTCATCATGCCGAGCCAGAAGATGATCGATACCCTGCGCGGCGAACTGAACAAAATGGACCTGAAGAGCGGCCTGGTCGTGCCCTTCTACGTCAAGGCGGAAACCTACGGCAACGAAGGGCATGTGCTCGATACCGAGCGCAAGGTCAAGGAGGTCAAAGAGGACATCCTCGTGGCCCTCGGCATGGCACGCAGCATCGTCACCGGCGATGGCCCCAACTTCGCCACGGCCTCGGTCTCGATGCAGAAAATGGTCATCATGCTCAAGGAGATCAAGCAGGCCGCGCGGCGGATTCTGGACTGGGTCTTTTACGAGTGGATGGAACTCAAAGGCCTCGACGCCGACGTTGATTATGAGTTTTCGGACCTGGACCTGACGAGCGAGGTGGACCAGAAGCGGCTGCTCATCGATCTGTACGACCGGAACCTGATTTCCAAGAACACGCTCCAGGCCAAGATGGACCTCAATCCCGAAGTCGAGTCGGCGAACCGCGCCAAGGAGCAGCGGCTGCTCGACATGAACTGGGACATCAAGGACGTCACGGCGCTCGTGCAACTGGCGATCATGAGTCCGGCGTCGGCGCGCAAGCTGCTGGGGCTGGAAGACGCCGCCGAGGATCAGACGATCCAGCAGGACGAGCAGCAGGCGGTCGAGGCCATGTACGCGGACGCGGCGGCCAAGGCTCGCGCCTCGGGCGATACCTGCAGCGAGTGCCTGCACTTCGATGAGGATGCGAACCGCTGCCGCGTGCTGGAGCGGGACGCCTCGCTTTTCGATCCGGCCTGCCGTTTCTACCGCCACGCGGCGGTGTAAATGCCGGCCGTCGCCCTCGACCAGGCCGAGCGCATCCGCCAATCTGTGGCGGCGTCGTTTGCGGCCCGCGATCTGTACACGGAGAAACAGGTCGCGGCGCTCGTCGGGTCGCTCAAGGAAGCTGAAAAGCGGATCAAGGCCGACCTGCTGCGATACGCGGATCTGGGCACGCTCACCCCCGGGCAGAAGATCAACCAGATCAGGCTGGCCGCGCTCACCGACCGGCTCGACGGCACGATCAAGGGGCTGAAGGCCGAGTACACCCTCGCGCTGAAAACCGCCGCCAAGGAATCCCACCTCGAAGGCATCACCCAGGGCGCGCTGGAACTCAAAGTCCACGGCCTGCCGGGATACGACGCGCTCACCGACGAAAGCGCGAAGCGACTGGCCAAGGACGCCTTCTCGCTCATGGACAGAAGCGCGCTCGATTTCCTGGTGCGATTCGATGTCCAACTGGCCGGTCAGGTTTCGACGGACCTGCTCACCGGCGTCAAGAATGCGCTGACGGTCGGGATCGCGCAGGGTCTGTCCATCCCGAACATCGCCAAAAACATCGGCTCGGTGATCCTGGACAAGGAAGCCTTCAAGCAGGCGGGCAAAACGGTCTTCGGTTCGGCGCAGCAGCGAATCGAACTGATCGCCCGCACCGAGATTCTGCGGGCCCACAACCAGGGGCGGCTCAAGTTCTACGACACCGTGGGCGTGCGCCAGGTGCGGTGGATGGTCGCGCATGATGAGCGATTGTGCCCGATCTGTTCGGAACTCGATGGGCAGGTCTTTGCAATCGAGAAAATGCCTCCCTTGCCTCGACACCCCCTATGTAGGTGTGCCTGCCACGCAATGCCGCTGCGGGTGTGCAGCACCGAGTCGTTGAAGCTCACGGCGATGGCCGGTCCCGCCGACTCCCAGGGCTCGTGTTTGATGACACCCCAGCAGGTTCATGACGTTGCGGGGGCGCAGAAAGCCGAGCAGGCCCAAACCAACAAAGCGATCAAGCAGGGACAATACGAAACGCTGGGCCTCAAGCCGCTCCAGAATGAATGCAAGAAGCGTGGGATTTCGATCTACAGGACCAAGGCCGATTTCATCAAGCTGCTGGGCCAGCAGAATCCTTCCATCGATTACTCGACCTGGGCGACCAAGGACATCATGGCCGAAGTCGCCAAGCAGAGCATCGGCAAGACCTGCACCAAGGACGATTTGATCGCGTTGCTCAAGCAGTGGGACGCTGCGCACGCGGCGATCATCAAAGAGGCGGCGGAAACGTTGCCGGAATTTGCCTCGATGACCGTCCAGCAGCTTCAGAACGAGTGCCTGAAAAACGGCATTTCCATTTCCAAGACGAAAAAACATTTCATCGCGGAACTGGAAAAGCTGGAGCCCAACCCCGCCAAACCGCACTTCATGCTCAAGGGCGAGGAACTCCAGGCCAAGATCAAGCAATTCGGGATCGGCAAGCTCAAGCCGAAGGAGATGCTGGTTTCCGATCTTCAGAAGGCGCTCTCTATCGACAAGAGCGCGGTGCAGGCGGTCGAGGAAGCGGCCAAGCACAAGGCCGACCTGATTCAGGCCATCGACGCGGTCGTGATGCCCGATGACCCGGCGCAATACCAGGCGTTCCTCGATTCGGCGAAGAAAGCGGCGCAGGCCTATTCCCAGCATGCGGATTTTATCGCCGCCGGTGAGGTGGGTTCGCTCTCGGAATCCCTCGCCCAAAAAATCACGGCCTGGGAAACCAAGGTCAAGAACATGTCGCTGGACGACCTGAAGAAGCTCGCCCAGCAGACGAAGCTCAAGCATTACCAGTGGCACACGAAGGACGAACTGGTCGCGCGGTTCTCGATGTTCGACGAGGCGCAACTGGCGAAGGTGGATGCCTCGGTCGAAGGGAAATGGGCAAAGTGGGCCGAGAAGCATGGCGGCAAAAAGGCGAAGACGCCGACGTCGGAAACCGCCCCGGCACCGAAACCCGTTGCACAGCCGCCGAAGCCGGTGAAGGTTCCGGAGTCGCCGCTTCCGCCGAAAAATCCGATGAAGCTCGCGCCGGTCGACGAGCCGTTCAGCACAGTCGATGCGCGGTGGGAGCAAATCAAGGCGAAGAAGCCGTTCAAAAATCGCCGCGAGGTGAGAAACGAACTGGGCGGCGCGCACCGCAAGTACATCTATGACGACGACCAGGGAAACAAGTGGCTCTTCAAGCCGATCTCCGAGGATTTCCGCGCCCACGGCGACGAGGTCGCCTATCGCATCGGCCGCCTGGTCGATCCGGACGCGGTGGAAGTCCGGCTCGTCGAACTGGACGGGGAAGTCGGCTCGATCCAGCGCATGGTGCCCAAGCTCAAGGCGCAGAAGGATTTCAAAGGGATCGACCCGAAAGACTTGCTCCCCGCCGAACTGGAACAGGTGCAGCGCGAGCACGTCATCGACTGGCTGATCAGCAACCACGATGGTCACTGGGAGAACTTCCTGCGCGGCACCGACGACCATCTTTACGGCATCGACAAAGGGCAACTCTATAAGTTCCTGGGCGACGATGTGCTCGATATCGCCTATCACCCCAACGCGCCGCATGGCGCGTCCGAGCCTTACTACAACACGGTCATGCGCGCCTTTTCCGAAAAGCGCATCGACATGAACCTCCAGGCGACGCTCACCTACATCGAGCGCGTCGAGGCGATTCCCGACGAGCAGTTCCTCGACATGCTGCGCCCGTATGCGGAGCGGCGGTTCAAGACGGGAAAAGCGAAGCTCGACGCTTTTTACCAAATGGCGCTCGACCGCAAGCACAGCGTTCGTGGCGATTTCGAGAAGTTCTACGACAAGCTTGCGAAAAAACGGGGACTGCCGGGTTTCTCGTTCGACGCGAAGGCCGCGAAAAAGGGCGCGGCGCGTCTCGGGCAATTCGAGGAGCGGATGGTGCAGGACGCGGCCGAGGCGGGTTGGCAGGGCAAGTCCATCCCTATCGACGTGGACCAGATCGAGGACCAGAACGCGCTGGTGTTCCAGCAGACCGTGAAAAAGGGATCGAAGGTCACCGGCAAACAGACAGTCGTCCAGATCAAGGTGCGCCCCGAACATGAGGACAAGATTCTCGAAGCCATCGGCAAGGCGGGACCTGCGGGCAAGAAAACGGTCCTGCCCCAGGTGGGCGCGCCGCTACCGGAAGACGAGTTTTACGACACGATTCTGACGGCCGTGAAGTCGGTGAATCATCATCTCGCCGACAATAACTTCAACCAAAAATCCGTCGACGCCGCGACAAAGCTTAAAACCAAGCTCTCGAAACTGCTCAAGCACGAGGATGCGGAAATCCGCCACATGGCCGAAAGCTACATGGCCAAGATCGAGGAGCTTCACGCCTCTGTCGTCGATGTGGTGAATGGCAAGGGATCCGGTAAAAAGGTTGCCAAGTTCGTCCAGTACCTCAGGAAATCGGAGCCGCCGAAGGCTGTGCAGGCGGTGAAGCCCAAGGAGATGGTCGTTCGCAAGGGAAAGGTGCTCATGCAGAAACGGACCAACACGGCGGGCGAGATCATTACCGACGGCACCGAGCGCGACCTGTCCTCGATCTTTGGGCGTGGGATGGCCGACGGCACGCAATACGAGATTGAGTTCGAGGACGGCGTCACGGCGATCTACCGGCCCTGGGCGGGCAACAACGATATTTTTGCGGCGGCGGGCGAACTGGAGGTGCGCGTCGATGGTGCGTGCGCTCCCGGCGTCGTGGAAAAAGCCCTTGAAAAGATTGAGCGGTTGGGCCTGAATGCGACCCCGGCGGCCATCGAGGACGCGGAAATCATGTACCTGCAGAAGCAGGCCTACGTCCAGGGCATCGACAACTCGCCGCGCTACAAGAAAGCGCTCGGATCGATGAAGAACAAGAGCAAACAGGAGCAGGTGAAAACCCTGCGAGATTTCTGGAACGCGGAACTGGGCGTGCGGGACGTGACCGAGCTTCCGCACTACAACCCTTTCGGCGCATTCCAGCACGCGACGCGCGGCAAGCTCGAAGGCGCGGGACGCCGCACCCAGATGCGCTTCGACCTGACCGAAAGCGACCTGGAACGCCAGATGAGCGGATACTCGTTGCGGCACACTCTGACCGACGACCGCGACATGGCGGAATTCATCGAAACGGCGCTGGAGCACAACGGCGCGATGGTCTCCACGGTCGAGAAGATGCGAATGGGCATCAAGCCCGGCGGCATGTCGCCGGTCGCGGACATGGAATCCGGCGGCGGGACGTACTTCTTCACGCGCATTCGCAAAACGCCGACGGCGACCCGTCCCGGTGAGCCTGGACTGTACTTCAAGCGGAATCTACTTCGCCGGATGGACGCGATCACGTATGATCACGACAAGTTCGGGCGCTGCACCGGCGACCACGTCCGACGGAATCGCAGATCGCAGATCGACCAGTGGAAAAGCATCGTGCAGCGCGACAGGAGCGACGAGACGATCTTCAAGTATTCCGTCACTCTTTTGGACAACCTGGAGGTCATCGTCGCGCCGGATCGAAAGGCAAAAATGAACATCATCATGTCCTTCAAGAAGCGCGGCATCACGCATCTGCCGGACGGCCGCAAGATCGAGGACATCGTTTGGGCGAGTTACTGACATGGGTAAAATCGATGTAAAAGCGGAAGCGGCCAGGCTCCAGGAGACGCTCGACGGAATCACGAAGAACGGCTTCTGGTACTACGTGGATTTCCCGGACGGCGATACGCTGACGTTTCAACCCTATCGGCTCGACGTGCTTGGCGCGCATCCCCAGATCGCTTCCGACGGGACCGTGAAGGGGTGGACCTACTCGGTGCTGATGATCGACCGGGGCTTCGTGGATTTCGGCGCGAGCACGCACGGCAACCACCTGCACTTCGTGACGAAAATCGAGTGGCTGCGAAATGCCAAGAACGAGATTTACTCGGCTTATCTCTACGACGATCAAGAGTACAAGATTTACATCATTGGTCTCGATCCGCTCGACGACCCGGAACTGGTCGAGGAGTGGAAAGAGTACGCGAAGCGGCTCGCCGCCATGCCTGATCGCGTGGAGCGATGCCGCAAGGGAGTGACCCGCGAATTCATGGAGATGGTGGAGGCACGGTTCCGATGAAGCTGCGGTACATGATCGATTACGTGTTCGACGATAAACGCCACGAGCGTGGCCTCGATCCCTACGTGCCTGCCGGTCTGTGGGTCGTGACGCCGACCGGATTCGACGCCGGATATCTGCCGGGTTTCGAGGAGCGCGAGGACGAGGTCAATTGGCTCGTCAACGGATGGGTCGAGCAGGACATCAAGCCGTGTCTCAACCCCGGCTTCATGGAATACTGGCAGGAGAGCCGGTCGCCTTACAGGGGTACGTTCGGCGATATCATCGAGAGTGAACAGTACGAAAACTCCGGCGAGTGCATAAAAGCCATCATTACCAGATTTCGAGAAGAACCAACCACCTGATGACCTTCGATTTTCGTAAATCAAACTCTATTTGTCGCAGAAAATGGCCTGAGCTTTTTCAACGCTATCGAGCAGATCAGTGATGGTGGTAGCCTGTTTGGAAGTGAATTTTTCCAATTGTTTCGGATTTGAGTGCTTAACCAGAATGGCATACAATTTTGCTAGGGCTTTACAAATTTCGTCTTTTTCGTTCATCTGATATCCCCTTTCTGATTCAAATTGTTGAGTATCTTCCTAGCAATTAATAGACTGGAATTCAAGAGCAAACTTGGCCCCCGCAGATGGAAAAGCTCGGAATAAAAAGAGTCGGCCTCAGCAGGTGAAACCCATTTCCTAAAAGCGCAAACAGATCGTCATCCAACGAAGCGGTGTTGCTATTCTCGGCGAGGACCTCCAGGAGCATAAATCCTTATGTCCGAAAAACCCTGCTCTTCGAGTAACTCACGAAGGCGTTCGGTAGGTGCCTTAGCCATTAGGCAAATCTCCTTCAGGTTGGTGGTATTCTTCCAAAGATTGAATAGTTTTCATTTTTGGTTTAACAGCGTTATCGATTTAGCTCTCACTGGTTGTGCGCAACAGTGAATTCTCAGAATGTGACGCCCATTGGCGCGCTCTAACGCGAACAGTGAAATGCCAATACCTATAGCCTTGGATGTTACAATTAGACCAATCGTTTGACCGGAAAAGGCATTCAATAATTGGTTACGATTGCAAAGTTGAATGCGACTGTCAACTTCAACGTTATATTTGTAGGGCTTGGCAGAAATGTCGATTTCGCTGAACCCGAAGATTCCGTTTATCGATCCCGCATTCAGAAACAGGTATAGCTTACCGCCGAGATCGGCATTTCGAAGGTGAACGTCAGCCGCATTGTCAAAGGCTCCGACAGCGTTGAAATCATCGCCGACAGAAAGTACCTGTTCTTTGCAAATCGCAGTGAAGATTTTCCTTTCGATTTTTGCCACTGCTGATTTTGCGAGTTCAGTGGCATCGAAAGAGCCGTCATCGGTAATGGGACAATCGACAAGGAACTCAGGAGTGAAGGACGAATAAATGTGCTGAACATGATCGCCAATTTTTCCCACCCATGAAAACTGTTCATTCGGTCTTCGTCCGAACTTCGTGTCCGAAATCCGAGCTATTGGGCTAAAATTATGAATTTGATCCTCGATTGTCTCCAAGCTGATCATTCGAATTCCTTTCAGCAAAATCCAGGCGCTTTAAGCCTGAACAGAACCACTACCGCTCCTTGGAGCCTGCCTACCATAATCCACCTTGCAAAGAACTTTTCGAGAGGGAACAAGAGGCAACCCTCATCGACGAAGTTTACCACGATTTCACCTCTCTGTGGCAAGCAATCGTATTCACTCTGTCTCCATGAGCAGGCTGGTCGCGTTCATCGAGGATCTCATGGTAGTTGGATTCTTCGGAACTTACGGGTGGAAGAAATGCGGGGTGAAAACTTCCACTAAACGAACTTGCCCTATCCTGAATAGACCCATATTCTGCCTGCATGAGTAAGCTGTTCACATACATCGAGAAGCTCGTAGCGCAAGGATTCTTCGGAACCCTGACGCTGGGTTTCCAGAACGGCAAGCTCGTGACCATCAAGGTCGAACGGAGCCTGAGACCGGACGACCTTTGACAAAGTGACCCAGGGGTTGTCGAAAAAATCGAGCCCCGGTGAAGCCTGAAGGCAAACCCTTCGCGTAGATCGGCGTGGTTGTCGGAAAAACCGAGCCCGCCGGTGACAGAAGGACAGCCCTTCGGCTTTGCCGGTGCTTTTGTTTTTTAGGGAGCAATCGTGGCGCTACAAACCGACATGGACCGGCTGACTTTCCTGCTCGAAGCGGAAGCCGAGCTTGCGCTCTTCGGCGACCCCTCAGCTTCGCTCGGGGCAGGCGATCAGCCGTTTTCCGCGCGGGCCGCCGAGGAGCAGCGCCGCTACGTCACCAACTACATCGGCTCCAAGCAAAAGCTGATCGACTTCATCTGGGAGAACACGCCGGACAACACCCGCGCCGTGGCCGACCTCTTTTCCGGGTCCTCGGTCGTGGGTTTTATGTTCAAGCAGAAGGGCAAGGCGGTCACCGCCAACGACAAGCTGCGGTACTGCTTCCACATCGCCCGCGCCATTATCGAAAACCCCGGCGAGACCGTCACCGACGACGAGATCGCGGCGCTTCTGGCCGACAATCCGGCGGCGGGCGACTTCGTTCGCAAGCACTTTGCGGGCATTTACTTCGCCGAGGGCGTCCAGGGGATCATAGATTCCATCCGCGCCAACATCGACAAGCTTTCCGCCGAGAGTTTCAAACGCGACATTGCCCTCTTTGCCCTGGGTAAAACCTGCATCACCGGCAAGGGCGGCTTCGGGCATTTCGGGACGACCATCCCGCATGGCGACCGCCAGGACAGCCCGGAGCGATTCAAGCAGCGCTTTGCGGACAACGTCCACACGATCAACTCGCTCGCCTTCGACAACGGACAGCCGTGCCGGGCGGCCTGCGCCGACATCATGGACGTGGGCCCGCAGGTGAAGGCCGATCTCGCGTACTTCGACCCGCCCTACGCCACGCATTTCTCGCAGACCAATTACGAGCGGTCCTACCACTTCATTGAAGGGCTGATGACGTATTGGGATGGCAAGGAAATCATCGAAGGCACCAAGACGAAAATCTACCGGATCGAGAAATCCGGCATGACCAAGGCGAACGCCTCCAACTTTTTCAAAGACTTTCTCGGGTCGTGCGTCCACATACCGAACTGGATCATCAGCTACCGCGACCAGGCGTACCCCACCGAGAACGAGGTCAAGCGGATTATCTCCGATCTCGGCCGCGACGTGTCGCTCAAGAGCAAGGACCACCACTACCAGATCAGCGCGAAGCATGGCGACGCCAGCAACGCGAAGGAGCATCTGTTCCTGTGCTCGGCTAAAGAAGCGGCGCAGGACCTGGACGAGGCGGCCGACCGGCACGACTTGGGCATGTCGGCGCTGGGCGACTGCGATCTCGATCTGCTCTCGGCGTTCGCGGCCGACGACAAGGTTCGCGTGTCGCCGTACATGGGCAGCAAGTATTTCGCGCTGGACTGGATTTGGAAGAACAGCCCCCAGGACGCCAAGTCCGTGCTGGACGCTTTTTCCGGCGGCGGGAACGTGGCCTATTTCTTCAAACACAAAGGCCTGACAGTCTACGCCAGCGACCGGATGCACTACCCGTGGCACATCGCCAGGGCCGTGGTGGAGAACCAGACCGACACGGTTTCCGACGAAGAGATCGAGGCGCTCCTCGCCGAGAACCCCGACGCCGGAAAGTTCTGCGAGAGGACGTTTACCGACTACTACTTCACGCCGGAAATCCTTCATTTCCTCGACAACACCTGGGCCAATGCCCAGAAGCTGCCGGGGTACAAAAAGGACATCGCACTCTTTGCGATGGGCTACGCCTGCATGACCAAGGCGCGGTTCGGCGAATTCGGCCGCAGCAAGAAGGGCATGACCGGGAAGCCCGAGGACGAATCGAAGAAGGACACGAGCCTGGGCGAGATTCCGCTGGAGGACTTCCGCGACCTGTTCGTGAAGAACGTCCGCAAGATCAACAATCTCGTGTTCGATTCCGGGACGCCGTGCAAGGCGTTCTGCGGAGAGGTGCGCGAGATCCTGCCGAAGCTCGACGTGGACCTGGTCTACGCCGACCCGCCGTACATCACCGAGTTCGGGGCCAACGACTACGAAGGCAAGATGCACTTCGTCGAAGGCCTCATGACCATGTGGGCGGATAAGCAGATCCGCGACAACGCCCGCCGCGATTACGAGTCGGGCACCAAGTACAACAAGGAGACCATCGCGGCGCTGATCGGCGACGTGGTTGATAAATCACGTGCCAAGTCCATCCTCATGTCCTACCGGGACAAAGCGTATCCCCGCGAGCCGGAAGTCGTCGAGATGCTCAAGAAGCGCTTCGGCCAGGTCGCGGTGAAGCGCATGGACGTGCGGTACAACATCGCCCGCTACGGCGCGGATGGCGGCGGCAAGGACGCCCAGGAACTGCTTTTCGTGGCCAGCGGTCCGCTCGCGGCGCAGGCCAATACGAACGCCAATTTCCACACGCGGATCACCGGGCAGGTCATCACCCGGTCGCTCATGGCCCAGGCGCAAACCGACGAGGGCGATAAGCGGTTCTCGTTCATCCTGACGCATGTCGGGACCAACAGGAACGGAGACCACTTCACCGAGGAGGAATGCCGCAAGGCGTACCAGTCGGTGGTGGGCACGAAGATCGACGTTTCCCACAGCCAGGATTTCCGCGACATCGTC